AAACCACATTCGTACCAGTTATCCATATACAGGTTTTCGCCCTGCTCCCACCAGTGGCGCTCCACGCTGTAATTGGGCAGCGTGATGCCATGCTCTGTGCGGAAGTAATCCATCAGCAGCGTCCAGCAGTCGGCGTGCCCCAGTACGAACTGGCGGCCAGTCAGCGGACGATCGCCGCGGGGCGTGATAGTGCGGATATCGCCCTCAGGCCATGAGGCGATCACCCAGGGCACCTCGGTGGCATCACACATCAGCATGTCAAGCTCGCTGGGCTGTGTGGTTGCTCCGTCGCCCGGATGGCTGTGAACCACGGCCACCACCGTGCCCTGGTCCTCCGCTGCGGCATAATCCTCGGGGGCGATCTCGAACTGCTCACCGGGGGCGGCGGCGCGGTTCTCGCAGGGAATGTATTTTTCTACCCGGCCCTTCTGGATAACCAGCCCGCAGCACTCTGAGGGGAAAGCTGATTCAGCGTGCGCCAGAATGGCACTGATCGTTTTACTGCGCATGGTTAACTCCTCAGAAGGGAAGCGCCCGGCATCCCGCCAAAATCCAGCTCCTCGTTTTCACCGAAGCGCGGTTTGCAGCCGGTCGAAAGCAGGCCGGAACAGACATCCAGCGCCGGGTCATCCACCTGATTACCGTCTTTATCGAACCAGCCGTTTTGTCCGGCGTAGGTGCAGCCGTTACCGGTTTTGTACCAGCCCCGCATGCACCATGTGCACAACGGCTGGATCTGGCGCGTCGGGATCTGCTGACCGCGCAGGTCGGCAGGGCTGGACAACTCAAACTCCACCGTTTCGTCATCGCCGCCGGATTTACGATCCACATAAAAGACCTGCTTACGCTCCTCCAGCGGGTCGGCGTCCGGGTTGCCCTGCGAAAAATTGCGGGCATCCAGATAGTGGGCAAAGGTTTCATGGATAGTGACCTTCGCCCGGGCCATGCCCTGGAACCGGCGACACAGCGCGCCGATGGTCCCCTTGATATTTGCCACGGTCAGTTTTGGCCTGGCGCTCTGGCCGTCGCTGCTGAAGGACAGTCCTTCCAGCTGAAAAGGCCAGGCGCTGTACTCCACTCCCTGCCACCAGAGCGATTTCGGGTCGAGAAGGTTTTCGTCCCCTCCTGCTGCGGCAAGTTCGGCCTCGGTGTGTGCGATCGTCTCGTTGTGAAATCGCAGGATGCCCGCGCCGAACGCCGATCCGTCCACCTCCAGCAGCCTGACCTTCTCGCCTGGCTCCAGCTTCTGTACGTCAGATGAAATGCTCATGGATGAAATGCCTGTGTGAAGGTGGTGCTGAGGGTGTAGAGACCGGCACCGTGGGTAACAATATTGACGGCTTCGGATCGGTAAAGGCCTGCGGGTTCGAGAGGCGGCTTCCACTGGAAAGACTTCCAGCCAGCGTGCCGCTCAAGAAAGGCTTTTATCTCCAGGATATAGGTCTCCTTTCCGGTAAAGCTGACATTCCACTGCGGTGTCCTGGGGTTGATACCGTCGCCCGACACCTGGGCATATCCGTCCCCGAACTGCGCTTTACGCGTCCGGAAACTGGTGTCACTTTGTGCGCCGACACGCGGGCACCAGGTAAAGGTTTCTACGGCCAAGGTTAAACTCCTTTGATTGCCCGCCAGAGAGGTGTGCCGGGGCGGCTCACTTCATCGTTGACCGTGCGCAGGATCGCATCCGTCAGCTGGCGGCCAGCGGCGCTGGCAATGCCCTGACTTGCCGGCTGCTGCGTCTGAGAGTTGAAATTGATATCACCGATGCTGACGGAAAGCCCGCCGCCCTGCCCCTGGCCTAAATCCACCGCCCGGACGCCCAGAGATCCATTAGCAGTGCGCGTCAGCGGCATGATTGCCTCCGGCCCGGCCTCGCCCATGACACCAGCGCCTTTAGCAAATGCGAAAAATGTCGGCGTATCGACAATGCTATTGCTAAACGCGCTAAGCGAGGGTGAGTCGTAAACTCCGCCTTTGGCGTTAAATGTGAGTGCGCCCGCAGCTGCAGAATATGCACCAGACGGCGTTGCGCCAGCTGCTGCACCTCCGCCCAGTGCACCCGCTACGCCGCCCACCAGCGTGCCAAGTAGCCCCGAAGAGGATGAGCCACCCAGCGCGCTGACAGCAGCCATCTGCAGGCTGACTTTTGCGATCATCTCCAGCGCAGACGGCCCCCACTCCTTCCAGTCCGCCTTTCCGCGAACGAGCATGGATGA